ACACCTTTATACTTAACCAAGCGGCGTACCCCCAAATCCCCACTACGCGCACGTAGTTCTGCTTCCTGAACTTGTACACTAAATAATCCTAAATAATCTCCTGCAGCAGCAGGGTCACTCCAATCTCTGGAAGGCATCCTCAATAACCTATACAAAGCCCCATAGATAAGCCCATCCCTGTAATCATTTGAGAAAGAAGTATCAATATTGGAAGAAGTTCTGGTAGGTTTAAGAGCTACACTTAAATAAAGCCCATTTGTAATAGATGCATTAGGGACGGGTATAACCCAAAAAGTACTTGCATTTTTCTGCAAATAAACTCTAGGGATACTAGAACGATCTCTCCAGTCAGGAAAATTAAGCTCTAGGCTGCGGGGACTTATAGGATCTAAATCATTACCATTATGGATCATCCAAAGAATACTATGTACAGAAGTACCTGTTGGTTGATCAAACTCATATTCATAAGTACCAGAAACGGTACTTATAGGATCTAAATCCTTAACAAAAGCTTTACTTTTCTCACAAAATTCAATTGTAGCTGAACGTAAGTTAGTCTCTACAACTGAATCTGGGCATCCAGGAACATAAGGTAAAAGTTCCTTTATGAGTGAGTCATAAGTAGCCATACCTTACCTCACTGTTTGTTGAGGTAAAACTTGTTGTGGGGCAGCAGAAAACATATCTTGATTAGGGCTTAAAGCCAACTGGGCTTGCCCTCCAGTTCCCAAACTAGTCATAAACAAATTAAAATGCCCTGTAGCTCTCTGAGCATTCCCTGCAAACTCAGCATCCTTTAAGTAGGCTCTATACAATACAAAATCAACAATGGCATTCGCAAAAATGTCATCTACATAAATAGTAGCACTTGTATTGGCCAAGTCTGTTGGGGCTGTAGAAAATACAATTTCTACAAATGTACTCGTGGTAGAAGCTCCTGGGTACACGTAGTACCTTCGTGGATCATCCTCATCAAAAACATAGTGTTTTACCGTGGTAGTATGGGCTGCATCCCCTGTAACAGTAGGATCATGCCAATCAGGTTCTTGTGTATTAAGTATATCTGCTTCAACAAGTCTAATAGCCCGTTTACCTGTTGCACTACCTCCAGCAGCAGACATATTACGAACTATCTTAATTAGCCGTAACCCCCCTGTAGGTATAGTTTGTACTGTCCCAACAATTAAAGCGACATTAGTCGAAGTTGCAGTAGATTCAGGTCGTAAATTTGCAATCTCACGCTGTGCATCATTTATATAGCGCAACAACTCCGCTTCAGGCCAACGCACATTAGTCGTATCCTGAAGAGTATCTTCTATCCGTAAAAGAAGATTAGCTCCGGTAATTGTACCAGCCATTACTTAGTCCTCTTCTATTGTAATTTCCGTATCTGTAACTTCCATTTTTACAGAACTCTTAGAAGGTCTACCACGTTTTTTCTTAGGGGCTGGAGCTTCTACCTCTTTTATCTCTATTGCTCCTTTCTGCAGAGCTTGGTACCCAAGATCGTCTCCAACCTCACGTACTTCCCCTGCCTTCAGGGTTATAGCAACCCCCCACGTAGTAGAAACATATAAATCTACATCAGATTTAATTTTCAATTTTTACTCCTGTAAAAATAGTGGGTGACCTTGTGAAAGGTCACCCACAAAGAGATTACCCATCTCAGCTACTCTTAGTACGAAACATCCAAACGCACTACTCCAAAATCTTCAACCGCGCCATTATGATCACTGTTGTATTTTGGTTTCTTGAACCCAAAGATCTTACCAATGGAAATACCATTCTGGTTTCCATAATCAAAGGTATCTTCAACAATCTCTGGAAGCCCAATATCGGCCATGGCAAGAGCTTGCGCTCCAACAAATAAGCAAGCTGCGCCATCAACATCGGCGTCCGCTCCCCATTTGTATCCATTGGATCCCGCATTACCTGATACACCAGAAGTTGCACCAGATGTATTAAACACATGCCTGAACTCATGGACCATTACACCATCAACCATCAAACTCGAAGAACCTGAGAACAACTCGTTACTCGGTCCTCGAACCCCAGCATTCCTGACGTTAGACAGGAAATCGGAATCAAGTTTGAGATCAGCCATCACCTGAGGAGATACAAACAAATGATAAACCTCCTCATTCCCAGCAGCCCGAATACCCCGGATATAGTTGTCTTTGGCATAAGCCTTCAGAGCCACTATAGCCTTGTAGTTAAGAGTATCAGCTGCCACAACAGCAGTAACATCTCCCGCTGCTAATCCAGTAGTACCTGCATCCCATCGTCTATGACGATTAGTTGTAGGTGCTGTTACATCACCACCAAACGCAAGATCCCCAAGGTTTTGCCCTGTATTCAGGACTGGCCTTAATGCTCCATTGTTCTTAATGGTGTAAGAAACACCAGTTAGCGTATTAAATGCTAGCTGGTCAATACGGTCTGCCATTGCATAAGCAAGTGCATCCCTCGAGTGCTCACGGAAGTTAACAACGGACTTTTGATCAGTAAGTCGACCTGCAAGCCTATTTGCAAATCTGAGTTGGTCCAGCTGTATAACGATATCGTATGCCCGTAACGCCTCTTCATTACCTTCTAGGGTGTTGTCCCCAGCGATACCATCGCCTGTCATGTCGGCAAGAAGGGTAATTACCGCTCTTGCTCCCTTTTCAGACTTAGTAAGTTCAGAAACTCTCTGAACCATCGCATTAGGTCCACTACCCGCGAATTGGTTAATAAAGGACATGTTACGAGCAACGCGCCAAAAATCACGAGACCAGATAGTAAGCTCTTCACTGGTTAGTGATCCAAAATTGGTAGTTGCCATTTGTATACACTCCAAAAACCAAAAGATGAATGCTTAACCGACTTTTGGGGCGATATATACCCGTATACCCTTTATCGTTGGGATACGCTGGCGAAGCTTTTACGAGCACGACCTCGGGTAGTTTTACGCCATACCAGGCGAAGCACGTTTTTTAACCTGAACGATCAGGGTTAGATATCGTTCTAACAGTACGAAGCTACCTTATCGTAGCACAACTCTAACCAAAATCACCACGCATCCTACGCAAGGTTTCTTCCGGTAAGGCGCTGAATTCATCATCGGATAAGACATTTAGATCTATAACCTTATCCCCCCGTTCACTTGTACCTTCTCCCTTTAGGGGAGGAGGCTGAGTTTTAGAAGCTTCTATTTTCTTTTTAACCGTCGTTTTCTGTCTTTTCTCAATAACAGTCTTAGCTAAATTATTACTAATAGAACCCTCACCTTGTAATAACTCAGGATGTTTCATAGTTAAAGTAACATCAGTAGCCTTAGCTAGAGAGTCTGCTGGTTCATATCCTTGATGCATAAAAGCATCTCTAAGTTCTATAACCTCCTGAGCAAGATCCTTATCAAATCCTGAATGATTTTCATCCAAAATAGGGAAAATTTCAGCAATCTCAGCTGCTTTAGCTTGCAGCTCCTGAACCGCCCTATCCTGTGCAATATCCTTCCCCGTTTCTTGCTTAACTTCAAACAATACTTGTTTTTTTTCAGCGTTACGAATCTCCTTCCTAAGGCTAGTAGCTTTTTTAGACTCCCCATCTAAAACTAATTGCTGATACTCCTGCTCCTTAACATCAAAATCATACTTAGGGGCCTCGGCTTGTTTTTCAGCTTCTTGCTGAACTGTATCCTCAATTTGCTTCTGTAACTTCTTATTTTTAGCCAAAACTTCATCTAACCGAGACTTAGGAACCATAAGAGCTTTAGACTTTTCAGCCTGTACCTCAACTTCAAGTTCTGCCTCTGGCTCAACTTCAGGCTCAACTTTAGCCTCAACTTCTGGCTCTGGCTTAGGTTCTTCTTCCTTAGCTTCTACCTCCACTGATTCTTCTACAACTTTTTCTTCTTCCACAGGGAACTCCACCTGTTCTGCCTCTGCCTCTGCCTCTACCTCTACTTCAGTATCTTCAAAGTTAAGGTCTACCTGAAAAGATTCAGCCTCATCTTTTGTCAATACATCTGCCCCTGGCATCCCTCGGAATTCCACATCCATTTGTTCGTTAGCCTTGGCCATTCGCACCACCTCCTGTAGATTTCATAGCGGCAACGGCAATTTTTGACGCTGCTTGAGTTTCTGCCTGTAAAGTCCGTACCTGATTAGTTAACGCCGCTAACCGTTCACGTACAGCAAGTTCTTCTTGTTTAAGGGCAAGTTTACCCTGCATATCTGCCACTCTAATCTGAGGATCAGCCCCAGTACCTTGAGCTTTAGCCATATTAAGTTCAGCCTCCGACTGTAACCGCATAACTTCTGCCTCCAATTTAGCAATTTCAAGCTGCGTAGCCTTAATAGATGCCTCTGCCTGGAATTGCTGCATTTGAGCTTCTTCCTCACTGGGAGGCTCCATTCCTTGCATAATCCTTATCCTTTGAGCTATTTCCCCCTTACGCGCCAAATGGGAGTAGTCAACAATAAGATCATCAGGAATGGGTACTCCAACTTCGCGTAGCTGTAGAGCTTCTGCAAACTGGATCTCTTCAAATGTATCTCTGGCAGGAGCAGTACCAATAACCACATCGTACTCCCCTAAAGTCAAATCATTAATAATGGTTCCTTCAGGGGTCATTTGATTCATGGTCATAGGTACACGGGGCTTCATAGGATCCTGCTCATCCGTAATCTGAATTAAGCGTTCTTCCGTGTAGTACGCCTGAACTAGATTAAGTACCTTCTCTGCCAGATACTGTCTAGTTTTAGTCAAATTATCCAGAGGTACTTGTATCATCAAGGCCCCCCGTATTTGCTTCTGTTTAATAGCTACACCCGATACTTCCGGGCTATCTGTACCAAGCATCGCATCATTAACACCACTAATAGTTTTAATATTTAGCGATGCCTTCATTGCAATACGATCTAAACCAGTAGGAATCTGATTAGGTAGAATTTTTGCTGGCGGATTAGAGCCTCTATTGAACTCCAGTACCAGCCCTGTCTCCGCTCCGTGTTCCTCCAGATCGTCTGCAGTCATACCGTTCAGAGATCCGGTCTCCACGATCCAGCCACTATTGGCTGTGGTGTTTACAATATGGAGCTCCTGGGAACTGATTTTGTTCAACTGTTCCTGCGGAGAGATCAAGTTACGTACCATTCCAAACGGTCGGCCGCGCCGCCAGAAAGGAAAATACGGAACAAGGGTAAAATGGTCATAAGGTGACCATTCATCGTGCAATACAACCAGATCAGCAGTTGTAGTCCAACGTACTTTTTTAATTGTCTTTGTAAGAATCTCCAATTCAAACTGGTCTGCAAACTGCTCACGTTTACGTTTACCCCAGTTATAGGGAATCTCACGTAAATCACCAGTTAGAGAATCTACAAAGAACATGCACTCCTTCAGTCTGTAGTATTGACGTTCAACAACACGGACTGAACGCAATGCACGGTTTTCCTCAGGATTAGTTGTATTACCTTGGTTATACTCAACTCCGGTATGTGTATTACCATACCGCATCTCCTCATATTCAATAGAGTCTGTACCTAACGCAGAGCCCTGCTCAACTGTAATGCGTAGTCTATCTGCCTTTTTCTGCCCATAGGTCTCTTCAATTTCATCAAGGCTCATCCACCTTGTTTCAAAGACTTCGTTCCAGGTACGCGGGTCATAGTCCTTGGCATCAGGGTCTATAAGAATGTCCAAAGGATCTTTAGCTGTTATACGTACTTCACCATTTATATGATCATCAAAATCTACACGTACATCGAACCATCCACGGTCTTGTATCAGGCCATCAGCAAATACCTGAGATTCAACCCATTCAAGCTTATTATTATCCGAAATCTGTAGAAACAACTTATTAAGGACATCTGCAATTTCTTGTTTACCTCGCCCTCGAGGTTTGAAATTAACATCCATACGACGAGTAGTTTGTTCCCCCAACACCGTATTAATAGTAGGAAGAATGGTATTAATGGTCAGGGCAGGACGCCCCTGGTCATCTAATGCAGAAAGATCAGCCGCGTCCCATTGCTGCCCACGATAGAACGCGTCACATTGTTTAGCTATCTCTACATACTCCTGGTGCCCATTGTCACGGGCTCGTACATAAGAAGCCCATTGCTTTTTAGCTAGTTCATGCTCTTCCGCTTTTGATAATTTAGCTTTAGGTTCTTTATACGCCATTACGCATTCATCGCAGTTTTAGTATTACTTCCCTTAGCTAGGTGACGCAACTTATCACGCCAGGAAGGGATATGTTGAACGGGTTCAAAGTAAGTTGCAAATTCAGTCATCATTAACCCAATCCATGCCAGAGCATCTACCTGGTCATCATGTACACCATTGGGGAACCGGAGCAGTTCTGCTAACAGAGGCCCTACCCATATCGGACTCTTCGGAAAGTATACCATTCCCTGTTGCATACGCCCCTGAATCGCGCGGGCTCTAGCTTCCTTGTCCCTTCGGCCAGGTTTCAAGTCACGAATATAAGCCTCGTAGAGCTTCCGTTCCTGTATACGTTTCTCAAGAAATGGACCCAGCGCCATCTCTATGTGACTTTTCTCTACCCCTACAACCCCAGGCCGCCAGGTCTCATACAGATCCAAAATGCGCTCTACAAGCTCGAACCCATTCCATTTCCCGCGTACGCAGTCCACTATAAAGAGCTTGTCATGCTCATCCACACCCACGACCAACCCTACTGAATAGTCGTTGCGCTCCTTCTGCCCAATGGCCAAATCCCATGCGCAGTAGTATTTGAGCTTGTCGTAGTCCAGGTCAGCCTCATCATAATAGTTAATCATCTCCCGATTGAAGTAGTCACCCTCATCGGCCACCGGATTCTGTTGATACAACGCGGACCAGTCCCGAGGGCCAATTGCACGGCGGATCTTGTCCAGAGAATCTGAGTTATACCTCTCAGGGTGCAGGGCCTCCCCCTCACTCCTGAACTCTTCATCCTTCTCCGCAATCGCCGGGTACTTAACTACTTCCCATTCATCAGCGCCATCGGCCGCTGCAAGCAGCAACCTCCCCGCCAAATCATCATCGTGCCACCGCGTAAGAATTATGAGTATGCCCCCACCAGGGGCCAGCCGTGTGTACGCTGTAGAGGTGTACCAGTCCCAAACCGCGTCGCGATTGTATTCGGACTCCGCATCCTCTCTATTCTTAACCGGATCATCAATTACAAGAACATGAGCTCCTTTACCTGTAATACCACCCCCCACGCCTGCGGCCACGTACCCCCCACCTTTAGTGGTGAGCCACGCTTCAACGGACTGGGAATTGGGGTCCAGAATCGCCCCATTGAAAATGTTCTTGTAATTGGGCTCTCTCAGCTGGTGCCGCACCTTACGGGAAAAGGACATCGCCAAAGAGCCAGAATACGAACAGCTGATGAACTCATGCTCCGGGTTCCTGCCCAAGTGCCAAGCAGGGAACGCAACACTGGCCAAAGTTGACTTGCCATGTCTAGGGGGCATGAACAGCATCAACCTGGGCGATTTACGCTCTACCACATCTTCACTGAACCTCTCGAGCCTCTGGCAAATGTCCTTATGCACCCAACCCGCTATATACTTGGAATCAAACCGCTCTACAAACGGCAGCACATGTTTACGTGCAAGTGTACGTAGTGCGAGCTCGCGTTGTGCAGCTTCTTCCTGAGTCAGCTTCTTCTGTTCTTTTTTGGTCAGGACAGGCTCAGGGGGCTCCAGCTTCTCAGCCTCATCTGCCTTGCAGTACACACAAAGTCCGTCGTCGGACGGAAATAATGTACTGGGGTGCAGCGACTTACATCGAACGCATTCTGTTTTTGGGACCATCACTCGGGCATGGTCCTTAAGGAAGGACGGACATAGTCTTCTGCATCTACATCCATAATAGTGTGTATCTCCTTACTCCGTGCATCCAGCTCCTCCCCCGAGTTATAAAGGGGCCACTTACCGGCATCAATCTCTTTTTTCCAGTATCGAAGTGCCTGACCCTCGGTCATAGGTTTATTGTTATTCACCCCCGGTACGAAACTAGGGACCGAGGCATATTGACCTTCATAAGGTCCAGACATAATCAGAGGGCCAACTGTAAGAGCAGTCATGGGCTTACCATTATGGGTAGCCCCTAACCCCAAATTCCCCCTATGATACTTAACCACCCCTCTTTCTTGTGGGGTCAATGTACCTTCTATCTGTTGCGCCACCCGACGCATACTGGGCCAGTCCACGCGCCGTGGATCCGGAGCAACAACACCGACCGGAAGAGAACCAAGTGCAGTAGGCTCAGGCATTACTTTCTCTTCTTAGGCTTTTTCGGTGTCTTAGGTTTCTTCGGCGGTCGCCCACGCTTCTTACCATAAGTTCCTGGTCCATACGGCATTGGTTTATCTCCTTTTCTTCTTCGTCTTTTTGGTATTGGTAGTAAGGCTATCCGCCTTAAATTTCCCGCAGCATTTACGCTTAACCCATTCCACTACCTTTTCTTTCTTAGAAACTATTTTATTGAACCAAGATCTAAGTCCCATCAGTTATCCCCTTTGGTTACAGTTCTCCACGGGTCAGTTAAATTAGGGTCGGGCTTCACTCCAGGCACCTCGCCTGAATGGTCCTTGACCGTAGAGGATTTGATCGTGGATACGTCCTGCGTTCCCCCTACTTCTGAAGATTTATCTGTATTAATTCCTTCCATCTTTTTTACCTCCTTTAGGCAGCAAATACTGGTTGTCCACCCCGGCAATCTTTAACAGTTCAGAATCGGGGAGCCTTTCCAATTGTTCTACTGAATCCATATTGATATTAACCTGTACTCCCTTTTCAGGGCCTACCAACCCGTGTAACCGACACAGGGAATCTACGCATTTAACCTCTTCGGTAGCATTCGCAGACTTACGATGCGCCTCCATATACATAGTGGTAGCAACAGTTCTATCAAATTTAACATCTTCACGCATTTCGTTACGCATATGGTCCAGCAGGCGTTGCACAGGTTCACGTTTGAACACTTTATACACATGTTCAATATCAACGTATCCCGCTGCACGGCCCGCGGCCGCTTTACTCATGCCCCGTAGATAAAGAAGGACCAGGCGTTCTTCCTGTACAGACAACTGATTAAGCTTGATGTCTGTATATGGATAGTGGGACTACATCCTGGCCCGATCTTCATCGGTAGGCGGTACTTTGTCCACGGTTGCGTTCATACCTGGAAGGCATTATATGCACAAAACCATGATTTATAAAAATTTTCGTAGAAATTTTGGTCTATATTGCTCACGCAGGGGTTACTATCATGATTCGCGCCGACCCCTTCCCCTTTTTCCAACCTTGGAACCTTGTTCTAGGTTTTCGACCCTTGGAACCTTGTTTACGTTTTTTAGGCTTAGAAGGGGTACAACGCTCAAAAGGTGTCTCGCTTCGCTCGACCATCTTAAAGAACTAAGAGTCTCGCTTCGCTTCGCT